GCAATATCCTGTGTAAATGCACCTTGAGAATGATAAGCCAAACTAAATATCTGTTCGTGAATCAACAACTTATCTTCCGGAGTCAGGCCAAAAAAACTGTACCGTTAGCGGTACACCTATCCTTTCGTCGTGATTACATTGTTCACATTTGAAATCAAAATTTAAATCAATATCAGGAGTTCTTTCTTTAATCAACTTTCTTAATTCAAAACTGTCTCTGGATGTCAATTCATTTTCAACAAATTTCTTTACTTCTGCCTTATCTGAATTTCCATTTACTGATACAATTGTATATCTTAATCTGGTAGTTACATCTGATGTATTACCCGTTTTAATCTTTTGCAACATCTTTAACTCGTTTTCAATTTGTTTTTCATCTCCTGAAGTTAGTAATTTACAAGTTACAGTCTTTTTACAATATGGTAGTTCCACATCAAATTGATTTGATCCTTGTGGATACTTTGTAACATCAACATCTTTATATTTCAAATCACTTAAATTGAATGTACATTCATTATTTTCTCTACATGACGGACATTTAATTTGAAGCGGACCATAACTATCACCATAAGCAAATCTTCGGATTGCAACAAATACTGCATTTTTATCACCCAACAACAAATCGTCTAGTTTTACATCTTTATCCACTATAAGTGATTCAATCAACTTATCCAACACAATACCTTTTTTGATATAATTTTGATTGGTAAGAATATCTTCTTCTTTTGCAGTCATTATCTTTAAGTTAATAGTACCATTACTCAATGGACTAGAAGAAGGATAAAAATGTCCCTGACTTGGCAAATCAACTATTTCAGATGGATAAGTTGTTTCTTGTTTTTGTTGAGAACTATTTCCAGCAAATTGACTAGCTGGTTTTGTAATAGGAATTGTATAGTCGTCCATAAATTATAACTTTCAGTATACCAATATATAGTATAAAGTTATAATTTTTAATTTATTTAATTTAAGACGATTGAGATTGTTGTTGTGCTGCTTTCAATAAATCTGTTTTTGACTTTACAGTTTCTTTTGCTGTTTTCAATTCGTCATCCACTTTCTTTTTTTCTTCAGGTGAAGATGCCATTCTTTGTCTTGCACTTACTTCTTTTTCTTTATCTTTTGCAGATGATAATTCTATTTGTCTTTGTGCGAGTAAAGCATCATTAGTTTTTTTAACTGCTTGTTTAACATCAGATTCATCTTCATTCAATATTTCATTGATAAGTTGTATAATACATTCCTTTATCTTTTTTTTAGATGTTGCCATACCCTGTTTAACCGCATCAAATAATTCTTTTGCTAATTGTGGATTATTTGGAACAGTACCCTTAAATGATTCAAAATCGTTATTCTTTACAAATTCTCTTGCCATACTAGCACTAACTCCTCCCACTCCTTCCATACCATCTTCTCTTTCACCACTACTAATGATATTTAAAACACCAAATCTAGGTGTTTTATCCATACCATTCCATGTGTTCAATAGTTTAGTAAATTCTGGAACTCTATCACTACCACATACAAAGGTTGCATCAGTATAACCATTTGCCTTTAATTTATCTGCGGCTTGTAAAACATTTTTAATTGATACATCATATACAATTTTATCTTGTATATCAGCAAATAGTTTCTTTAAAAAATTGACCTTGGTTTGATAATCCAATGGATTTTTATCAGGATCCTGCGATTGACTTGTAAAAATATAAAAATCACCACCATCTGATGCGTCAACTACCGTATCAATTAACTTTTTATGTCCTACCGTAGGAGGATTGAATCTACCAAATGCAAATGCTACATGTTTCTTCATATACAATAAATATCCTTGTATAAAATAAAAAATCCCTCTAATTTTAGTTAGAGGGATAAAAAGAATATAATTTGAATCAATACTGGAGCACGCAATAATCTACGCTTAAAGTTAAACTAATTGTCATAGCTTCACCACTGTCACTCCAATCCAATTCACCGAAATCTGCACTAGTGATAAATGCACCTTTAAGTGTCCATTCTTCTACTTTATCACCAACAGGTCCAAGAACATTGATAGTCAAATCTTTCTTATAAAAATCACTGTAACCATCACGCCCCGTAACTGATTCGTGACCAAGGCGAATCCACTCCATAACTGCTTGCGCACCAGATGGTACGATTGGATCATATAGTTCAATTGTTATATCATCCCAAGTTGTTTTACCTTTATAGTATCGTTGGACATTGATGTGGTCAAGAGTCTTCTTTTCGCTTTTTGGGGATGGTCTCTTACATTTCTTAATTAAGAAACTTGGGATACCGTCACAATATAATAGAAACCTATTCTTAACTTTTGGTTCAAATGTAGTAAAGAATATTTCGTTGCTGTTTAATAGATCTGCCATAATTTTAAATCCTTATTTGTTGTTTATTATAAATATAAATAAAAGAATATATTTTTGATTTTTATAGTTAATTTTTAAATAGTTATACTGCATACGAACCAAAGACTAATTATGTCCAGATCTAAAAATTTAAAAAATTGGTTGACTATACATTGCAAATTTTGTAATAATGTGTTTGAATGCAGGGTAAGTAAACCCAAAGTGTTTTGTAGTAAGAAGTGTAGCAATAGTGATGATTCTACAAAACAAAAGATAATTGACGGGCAAAAAAAGACATTTGACGAAAAATATGGTGGACATCCAATGACTACGGATGTGGTAAAATCCAACTTTAAATCTGCAATTCTTGAAAAATATGGAGTGGATAGTTACAGCAAACTTCCAGAATATAGAAATAAAGTTAAAAAAACAATGTTAGAAAAGTATGGGGATGAAAATTATTCTAATGTAGAACAAACTAAATCTACTATGATGGATAGATACGGTGTAGATAATGCGGCTAAGATCAAATCTGTTCTTGATAAACGATCACATACTAAGAAAGTAAACCACTATGAGTTCCTAATAAATTACTGTAATAGTAACAAGTTGCAATTTCTGTGTGATGAAGTGGATTATAAAGGTTATCACTTTAGTAATCTTTATAAATTTAAATGTGATGTGTGCAGTAAAACCCTAGAAAGTACGGTTTATAATTTAAATAATTTATTCTGTGATTATTGTCATCCAGAGAAAATTACTACTGTTGAAAATCAATTTTATAATTTTCTACAAGAAATTTTACCAAAAGACACTATAATTAAAAGAAATGACAGAAGTATACTTAACGGTAAAGAACTGGATTTTTATATTCCTAGTTTAAAACTTGCGTTTGAAATCAATGGGTTGTATTGGCACAGTGAAAATAGTGGTGGTATCAATAAAAACTATCACTTGAATAAAACAAAGTCTTGTAGTTTTTATGGCATTTCATTGATTCATATATTTGAAAATGAATGGATACATAAAATGGAAATTGTTAAATCAATTATTAAAGTCTTGACAAGAACAAATACACTTGTTAAAATTAACGCAAGAGATTGCAAAATCAAAGAAGTAAATGAATCGGATAAAAATAAGTTTTTAAATAATAACCATTTACAAGGAGAAGATAAATCTACAATCAAATTGGGAATGTATCTTAAAGATGAATTGGTTAGTATTGTGACATTTAGAAAATCATCACGGTTTGATAAAACAAGTGATTGGGAATTGGTAAGATTTTGTAACAGTATTAATACTATAGTTAATGGCGGTGCAAGTAAATTGTTAAAATATTTTGTAAATCACTACAAACCAAAGAATATTGTTAGTTATAGTGATAGAAGATATTTTACAGGTAAAATATATGAAACTTTAGGATTCAAATTCGTAAGTCATACACCGCCTAATTATCATTATCTAATAAATAATTATAAAGATATTAGACACCGCATGAGTTTCCAAAAACATAAATTAGAAAAATTATTAAAAATATACAACCATTCGTTAAGCGAATGGGAAAATATGAAAAATAATGGTTATGATAGAATTTGGGATTGTGGACATGGTAAATATTTTTTAACCACATCATTATAAAATCTTGACAAAAGTTATTGACTTTGTATAATTTGCTTAAGCATAGCGCTTGATGCGCTTTTAATTGTTTAAACTTTGCGATTTATCATATAAGTTATTAATTGCTGATTTTAATTTTTCTATATAATTCCTGTTTCTTAAGATTTTAAATACTAAGTTTTCAGTGCTTAATTCTCCTGATTTATCTAAACCTGCTTGGCGCATATCATAAACATCTTTAACAATTGATTTAAGCTTCTCAATATTTTGCGCTTTAATAGCAGAATTTATTTTTCTAACTGCATCATTATATTTTTCTTGAATTTTTTCTTTATCAATTTTAATATTTTCTTTTTTTGGTTCACTTAGCCATTTATCTTGCATTAGTGAATACACACCTGTTGATCTATTTTCTTTAGTAACATCTTGAATATAAACTTCAACATTGTGTTGTTTTACATGTATATCATGATCATCATTCCATTTTGATTTAAGCGCATTAACTAATTTTTCAACAAGTTCTACATTTTCGTCTACATCTTTGAAGTTTATAACAACATGTACATCAAAGTCACTTGTATCTGACCAGTTATAATTTGCTAAGCTACCCACGAACAGTATATCTTTTAAAGGCGCATCGGTTTCTGTATCTGCGTAGAAGTCTTTGCCTATTTGCAGTAGTTTTTCTTTAATTTCTGGGTTTAATATAAAATTATCCCAGATTACTGGATTTAGTGTATTGTTATATAGTCTAACCTTCATATTTTTATTTTAGCCTTTAGTTCATCTATGGCTTGATGTGCGTCTGTGAAAATGATACCATTACCACCTGCAGCAATAAATGCTTCTACATTGGGTGATAGATCGTCTATTAAGATACTATTTGCAGTTGCGTGTTTGGCTTTACTTTTACCTGAATCGCTGAATATAATAGATACAGGTCCAGTCCAATGTGTTCTTAACCAGGATCGTTTACCAAATTCTATATTTTTTATATAGTCTATAGCTTCTTGACGGGGGTAGTTTCGTAGTATTTGTCCTGCGCTTGTACTTGTTAAGAATTTTAGATTAAATCTACCATCTGTTGTGATTGAATTTACTTCTTTTTTGAAATAATCAAATTCTGGCATTGGTGGCATATTTGACCAGAATTCTTCTTTTTCTTTTATTATTACATTCCAAAATTCTTTTGTACCCTTTGACGCTTCAAATTCTTTTGGTGTAGTATTTGTTAACGTTTCAAATTGTCTTTCAAAGTCACATATTACTCCGTCCATATCGCAATAGATTGTTAGTTCAACATTATTTTCCAATAAATTTGCGTCAAAGATTTCTTTAACAATGGACTTCAATTTTATCATATATAATAAATATTAATAATTTAATGTATATCACCAAACATTTTAAAATTCTAATTTAGTATATTTTTGTTTTACTGCAAGACATGCATTAAGATAAGTTTGTAACGCTTCATTATCATTTTTAACAATAGCGTCCAAATAATTTGCCATTGGTGGATATGCATTTTTTCTTAGGTCTGATATGGTTCTTACAACAACTTCTTCGTTTATTGTTAATCCCCATTGTTGGCAATATGTAAAATCGTATCCATTGTAACTAGCGAATGGTTCAAGTGCTTCATAATTTGTTTTGGATAGTACCAAGAAACTAGAACAATCTTGTGTTTGTGCAATGATTACAACATCATCAACTTGTTTTCTTTCTTCTGGTTTACCGAATAACAATTCAAAATTTTGGGATGGTAATTTATAAAGTTTCATATTATTCTATTAACTTTGGTTCATTTATGTTGTTTAATTTTAACGCATCAACAATATCTTTTTGTTCTAGCAATATTGTTTCTTTTGGTACTAATCCGATTAGTTTTAAAGATTCTAGTGTTTGTGGATTGCTCATGGCGTTTAGTAATTTGGCTGGGGATGGTCTACCATTGGCAATAATTTCTGCTTGTATTTCCCGTCCAATTGTTACGGTAAATTCGTTATTAGCATTTGCTTCAAACATTTGATCATCTGTATAACCAGGTATTCTGGTGGGTTCAACTATTGTATATAATTCAGCCATTAACTGTTCTAAAATCTTTATTTCTTGACGGTTTAATTCAAATGCGTGTTTTTGATCATCTAGATGTGATTCAAGTTCTAAAATTTCTGCTTCTAAGTTTAGAATTACATGCAATAATGCGGGTAATTCTTTTAAATGTTTTAGTTCTGCTAATTTAGCTTTATATTTTATATCAGCAACAGTTTCCAAAACAGCTGCTCTTTTTCTGCCCACAAGAAAACCTTTTAATGTTTTTAACTTTTCCCACGGGGTACTTCCTATCACTTGATAACGATAATTAAATTCTGAATTCAAATTTGATGCCATATGTTTGTTTAATATATAGTATTAATTTGTTGATAGTAACCACGATTTTGTAGTTTCATCCCAACTATACAATTGATTGTCATTTGGATATGGAACAGGAGCTTCCCATATACAAGTTTCTTCGTTTAATATCCAACTCGGATATGGTTTGGGTGCTATAAATGCGTCTCTAATTGGATCGTAAGTAAATCCTAAACCTGCGTAATTTTTACGAAAAGAAATTCCTCCATTTTTATGTACGCCACCTATTGTATTGTAACTAGTGCGTTTACATAATTGTCCACGAATATCCCCATAATATCTTTCCCAGTCAAAATTACTTTCGGCTTTACCAACAATAACTTCTGTAACTATATAGTTTTCATTTAAAAATGCGTAATGTGCCATATTATTTCCTTTTAATTAACTAAAGGTTACTGTTCCTGTACCCGATGTTATTTGATATATTTTATATCCTGATACGGATGTTGACAATAAACTTGTTAAACCAACACTAAATGATGCAGTTCTTAAATTTGATATTTTTATAATAACTATTCCTGATCCACCCGACGCACCTGCTGCTGGTGTATTGGGGGACTGGTTTCTTACCCCACCACCCCCACCACCACCTGTATTAGTTACGCCAGCAGTAGCATCGCCGCTCGGTGCGGTATAAACACCATTTTTTCCGCCGCCGTCACCACCGCCGCCTAAGCCGCCGGTACCCCCAATAGCAACAGTTGCTCCGACTCCTAAACCGCCTGCAGCGCCGCCACCCGCATAGTATGTTGCGGACCCAGTAATACTGGATTGTAATCCTATGCCACCATTCCCACCTTGGTAGGTACCTACTCCGCCGGCTCCGCCAACTGCACCGGCTCCACCGCCTCCTCCCGATCCATTTTCACAACCGCTACAATTAGCACTACTGCCGCTATTACCTTGACCTGCAGTGCCGGCGCCGGCACTTGTAGTTTGATATCCGGAACCACCACCTGAGCCGCCACTTGACCCTATCACACCACCACCGCCTATAGCACCCCCACCACCGCCTATAGCAGTATTAGTATGAAACACTGAATTGCTACCATTTAATCCGGAAGCATTCGTTCCGCCGGCATTACCTCCAGCACCAACTGTAACAGTATACGGTGTATTCACAGATAATGTTAAACCACTACCTGTAAGCATACCGCCGGCACCGCCACCGCCACCGCCGGTATAACCTCCTGTAATTGATCCGCCACCTCCACCTCCTCCTCCTGCAACGACTAAATATTCAACAACGGTTGATAACACAGTATTTGTTGAATTATATCTGGATGTGCTTAATGTTTTAGTATCCATATTAACTTATTTCTGTACCGAATAGATTAAATGATTGGCTTATAGTGGATGCGTAAACTTGTATTTTATCATATTGTGCGAGCGTCATACCTATGGTTAATGCGATACTATCATTTGCTGGTATAACTGTGTCATAAGCCAAGTAATTTTTAGCTTGTAGTGATGAACCTGATGGTAGTACAGCTAGTCTGAATGTAGCATTGCTGGCTGCTAAATTGGCAATATTTAGCGTTGAACATACTGCGGATGTTGCGGCAGGTACAGTATATAAGTCTGTACTGGATGTTAAAGCAGGATTTGATTGTCCTAATATTTTATAAGTTGTTGCCATATTGTATATATATTTTTAAATTTTGATTTACCCCAACAAAAATGGATGAAATGATTCTCCAGCAGAAGCATTAATTAAATAACTAGATGATACAGCATAACTAGCAGATTGCGCAGTAGTCTGTACTTCTTTATAATTTAATACATTTACATACACTCTGTCTACAGAAGCACTTAATGCACCAGAACCACTCAATGGTTGTCCACTAGCAGTCATCTTTCGTATCTTTAATGATGTATCGCTTAGTTTTTCAACACCATAATCAACAGTACTATCATTTATACCACCAACCAATCCAATATATTTAGTAATTAATTGATTTAAATTTCCATAATTTTCAAACTCTGATGTTTGTGGTGTAAAATTAGTGGTATATCTTGCTACGCCTTTAGTAACTCTTAATTCGTCTATATAACCATTAAAATATAAATATCCATCTGTTGAACTGCCAACTCTATAATCCGCAATAGCGTTGTCAATTGCTGCAGATCCAAGCGTTGTATTTGTTGTACCTGTTTGAATACCATCAATAAATATTCTTAAAGATGATCCGTTTCTTGTAACTGCAATATGATGCCATGTAGAATCGGAAATTGTGCCAGTACCAACATTGTAATCAAGAACTATGCCGGACGAATACATACAAAAGAATCTAACTTTTCCTGTGTAATTAAGATTAAGCATAAACGCACCAACACCATCATAATCTCTATTTGCACCAAAAATAACTTGTTGTGATATTGTGCCTGTGTAAACCCAAGCTTCTATTGTGAAATCGTTCGCACCTACATTAAAGTTCGTTCTATGTGTTGTAGATAAATAATCATTTGTTCCATCTAACAGTAAACTAGCACCACCAAATTTGCTTTGTACAGTACTTACAGCAGCACCATTGTACGATGTTACAGTTAAATTATTTGGGCTATTGTCTATAAATGTGGTGCTTCCATTACTGCCACTAAAATGTAATAATAAACTACAACTGTTATAGTAAGTATCGCCTCCTACAATAGATGCGCTATTCCATTCTTCTATGACACTAACATCCCATTTATTTCCTGATAAGTCTAAACCTGTTATTGTATTATCTTGACTGGTAGTTACATTATATAGTATTGTTTGATTAGAAATACTACCAGTTTGAATTCCTCCCAATACATAACTAGCTGTTAATGCATAACTACTAGTTACCATTACATTCGTATAATCCAATACATTTACATACACTCTATCAACTGATGCGCTCAATGTTCCTGAACCACTCAATGGTTGTCCACTAGCAGTCATCTTTCTAATTTTAAGTGAACCGTCACTTAACTTTTCAACACCATAGTCTACATTACTATCATTTAATCCGCCTACTAAACCAACATACTTTGTAGCATATTGTGCGACACTAGCATTATTTAAAAATTCAGCGGATTGTGTAACAAAATTACCAGTGTATCTGGCTACACCTTTTGTTAGTCTTAGTTCATCTAAATAACCAGGATAAACAGCTGTACTATATTTTCCAATTTGTAGTGATCCGGCTCCTGCTGGCAATGTAGCGGCTGATGTAAATGTAGAAATTTGAATGCCATTTTGAAATGTTCTGAAAGTATTACCTTGTCTTGTTACTGCATAGTGTGTCCAGACATTGGTTGTTATTACACCCATACTTATATTGACTGCAATGGACCAACTAGTCCCATCACCAGCGAAAAAATTAATATTACCACCGTCGGTCCATCCAAGCATCCATGGCGGCTGTCCGGCACTATTTCTAGAAATTACTGGTTTATATATAGTACTTGCAGTTCTATATTCCCAATATTCAATTGTAAAATCTCCAGCGCCAAAATCAAATTCGGAATTATCTGGTACCGTAACATAATCATCCACACCATCAAACAATCCGCTAGTTCCGCCAAATTTACTTTGCGCAGTACTTATAGATGCACCATTATTTGATGTTGCTGTTTTTGTTCTTGGACTGTTATCTATAAAAGTTGTACTTCCATTGCTTCCACTAAAATGCATCAATAGACTACAACTACTATAATATTCATCACCTACAATAGAACCGCTGTTCCATTCTTCTACTACTGTTACACCCCATTTATTACTTGAAAGATTTAAACCGGAAATTACATTATCTTGTGATGTAGTAACATTATATAAAATTGTTTGATTTGCGATACTGCCTGTTTGCGTACTACCACCACTTCCACCTCCGCTTGCATTTAAAGCATATGAAGCAGTAATTGCATTAATAGCCCAACTGGATGTAATTGGATAACTACTACCTGTTGTTAATGTAGTTCCACCACCAACACTATTTAATGCAAATGAAGCCGTCAAAGCATACGAACTACTAACACTATTTAAATTATAACTGGATGTAGTAGAAAAACTTGAACTGATTGAATTTAAATTATAACTTGCGGTTGATGCAAATGAAGAACTTATT